GAACTGTAAGCACCCATAGGTTGTCCAACAGAGTACTTAATATATTGTCCTCTATAGAATCAGGATATATCTAATAAATTAGATCATCTAGATCCTAGTCCAGGAACGAGTGTATCAAGTATATCTCTTTGTAAAGCTAGCGGAATTCTATCAGTGGCGGCACTTAAATCAAACGAGTGAAAAGTAATTGAACCAAATCGTTTCTTAGACATAAATTTGTCTAATACTCCATCTTGGTTGAATGTACCATCGCTCATCTCTAACCTCTTAAGTATTCTAAACACGGCATCGTGGAGTGGTTTAAGAGAAACCTGTATTCACCAGTTAGTAATAGCAATTACTCTGGCCTTACCGGCTTGATCATAAACTACACCTAGTCGTCCAAGATATAAATCTTTAAATTCACCGCTTAATCATAAGATTAATGTGAAGGGAGAACCAATAATACATAGAAGACAACATCAAATGGTAACTCAATTGAATCCATTATATAATATAAAAGCCTTAAAAGCCCTTAGATCATATAAGAACGCAATTGCGTCTACCGATGCTGCCCAAGTACTCTTAATAGAGTTTGGACCAGATGTCTCTAGTTTTAAAGGTTTCGGGGACTTGATCACAAGTGGTTGCACAAGTAAATCGTTTAAGGCAAGGCGTAATACTTCTTTATCAAAAGTTGTATTAATACCTGTGAATGGTGATACGATAGTATCTAAATTCACTTTAGTCTTAATATGAAATACTCGAAACACAGATAGACAAGTTAGAATACAAACTATTACCAACCTGTCATTAATGAGATCTCTATTACGGAGAATCTTTCTTAAAGATAGGGGAATAATAGTAGGTAAACCTGTGTGGTCGAGACGGATACAAACTCCGTTAGGAGTTATAGTATGGTCTTGACCAGCTAGGAATCGAATAACAATTCTTAAAGATTCTTTCAAGTAAAGGAAAGTTAATTTCCAACCTGATCGATTAATTAAGGTTTTTATTCTTTTTCCCAACAGAACTACGGCTTCCGCATGCATGGCACACGATGTAATCCAGATGGTTTTCTTAAAGATTGGTAAAAGCTCATTGAGCCTTAACCAAACCTTATGGGAAATCCTTTGCCGTTTTGTAGTGAAAATGTTTTTTAACATGAGTAATTATAAAAAGGCGCTAGGATGTTCACTAGCATAGCCACGGGATCCACCCAGCATATACGGTAACCCGCAATACGTATCTAACAAGTCTTGTTAGTACTATATGTAGAGGTTGTAAGTAGCAACTTGCATATCTCCCTCGAAGTATC